ACTTTCATTTTTCTACCCCCAAGATCGAAAAAACGGCAGCGAAGCCGGCCAGAATAAGCCGTTTCGACACCGTTGCGCTGGCGCTTCGGGTAAATCTACCCGGATATATAGCAGAAATTACCGGTTTCCGCATACCTCGAGCAGCGATTTTTCCGTTTTTCGACTCCGCGGGCTCGAGCTCGAGCCAGACAAATGAGCGTTTTCAATGACTTGCGAGGTGCGGAATACGGTCATTCGGCTTTAGGGTCAAAAAGTCGCCGACTTTTTGACCCTTGACGCGTCAGAGCTTAGCCAGTTTAGCCGCTGCCGCCGCCATGCGTTTACCGTAGTCCGTCGGTGTCCACGTCACCCGCGAGACTGCCCAGGCCGGCACCTTATGCGCGAACTTCGGATCGTACCTGGCCGCAATGTCGAGCGCTCCAGTGACCGAATCGACCAGTCCGGCTTCCATCGCGCCGGCCGCCGTGAACCATGTTTCGCTTTCCATCATCGCGCGGAACTCGGCCGCATCGTGTAGCCCGGACCGCCGGCCGTAGGTCTCGGCGATCTTGCTCGACACGTTATCCAGCACGTCAGCCCGATCGCGCAGCTCGGCCGCGCTGCCGGCGATAAAGCTCGACGCTTCGTGGATCATGATCAGCGCGTTGTCGGCTGCCTCGATATGCTCGCCGGCCATCATGACGATCGACGCCGCTGACAGCGCCGCGCCATCGACGAACGTGTTAACCCTGGCACGCTGGCGGCTTAGCAGGTTGTAAATATTGAAGCCTTCGATCGCGTTGCCGCCTTCGGAATTGATCCGCACGTCGATCTGGTTCGCGGTGCGATGCTCGGCCAGCACCTTGGCAAGCCCCTGGCCGGTGACGCCATCGTCGTCAACTTCGTCACCGATCGGCCCGTACAACAGCAGCTCAACCGTTTTAGATGCGGCTTCGAAATTAGCCTTGAACATTCATCGCCCCTTTCAGTTGCGCCGCTGGCATCCGGCCGGCCGCGTAGGTTTGCGCCCAATGGTAAGCCGGCGAATCGACACCGAACGCCGCCAGCACTTCGCCGATCTGGTTCGCGGTGTAGTCTAGGTGTTGGGCTAGAAAATGCTCGTCGGCATGCCCGGCCGAGCGCCGGTGCTCCAGCCGTCGATCGCAGCGGTTCAGCGCCACTTGCAGCATGGACACAAACGCATTGTCCGCCACCGCCGCGCCGTCGCCATCGTCGTCAACTTCGTCAGCATCGTCGGCTTCCGGTTCGAGTTCGGGCGCCGGCGGTGGCGGTGGCGGTTCTGGCGGCTCGATTGCGCGATCGATCGTCTGCAAGTTGACCGGCACGAATCGCGCATCACCGTCAGGCCCGATCGGATCGGCATCTTCCAGCGCGCGGATCTCGTTGATCGACATGCCCAGCTGGAACATGCGGGTATAGAATTCGCCGCGCGTTTTGCTGTCAGCTCGGAGCAGCCCGCGTATGTCAAGCTTGGTGAACTGGTTCGGCACGTTCAGCAGCTTCGCGTCGGCTTCCTGCTCCAGCCGGATGATCCAAGGTAGAAGCGCGTCCGATAGATAGTTTAGGTTCAGCTGTTCGATGTTATTGAACGTCGCCCTGAGTAGGTGTTGCACCTTGTGCGGTGGCACGCGAAACCAGCGCACGACGTCCTCGATCTGAAAGTTGCGCGTTTCCAAGAATTGGGCATCTTCCGGTGGCACCGAGGTAGTCGTGAATTTCAGCCCCTCTTCGAGTATCGCCACGCGGTTGGCCGAGTCTGATCCCCGGTGCATGGCTTCCCAGCTGGCGCGAAGATTGTTCCGCGCGTTCTCGCCCAGCACGCCCGGATATTCCAGCACGCCGCCAGGGTTCGCCCCGTTGCCGAATAGGCTCGATCCATACTGCTCGGCGGCCACACCCAGGCCCACCGTATTGCGCGCCAGCGCGGCCACCGACAGCCCGATCGATCCATCTTCCGTCGGCCCCATCACGTGGAACATATCGCGCGCCTTCAGAAACGTATCGGCGGCCCGCTCATTGGAAACCCGGTAGACCAGCTGGCCGGTGTCGTCGCGCTCGACGCGAACCCGGCGCGGATGGATTGGCCAGAGTGCCGTCGGCCGGTTCGATATGTCGCGCTCGATCTCGGCGTAGCCGTTGCCCCTACCGATCGCCGCGAATAGCAGCGCCTGGCGCGCGTTGTAGGCAGTCTGTTCAGGGTTCGGCCGAACGCGCAGCAGCCGGCCGACGCGAGACCCCGGCAGCATGGTCCGCCGGCCGTCGGCGCCGTGTTCGTGGACGTGCCACGGAAACCCCGCGATGTCTTCTGAGATCACGCGAATACACGCGAAGTAAGCCGAGAAGGTTAGCGCGGTGTCTTCGTCGATATACTGGCCGCTGACGTTTCGCCGCAGCGCCGCTATGGTTCGCGGTGTCGAGCGCCCCGCTAGATTGAAGAATTTACCCAGACCACGAATCGACCCCGCGAGACTCATACACACTTACCCCCGGATCTGGCCGCTGTATGGCCCTCGCGAGCGCATTCAGCAGCGCAACGATCCCGTCAATTTTCTCGAATGATTGCCGTTTATCTGGCTTCGTGTTCTCGCTTGCATCGCGCACCGCTACCACGTTGCTGGCCATCCAGCGCAAAACCGCGTTGCCGCCGTGGTTCAGCCGGCCACTTTCAATAAGTCCGATCATCTTCTCCCATGGCTCAGCCATGGACAAGTGGCCCTGGCGCACTGGCTCCAGCGGTATGTTCTCGTCTTGCAGCGCCAGCACGACCTCGAGCGCCTTGTACGGATCATAGCCGATCTCAATTATTTGGTATTGATGCGCCAGCCGGCGCATGTCTTCGATAATGAACGCGTTGTCCTGCACGTTGCCCGGCGTGCTTTGGATCAGCCCGTCCGCGATCCATCGGTCATATGGCACGCGATCGCCGCGCACGCGCTCGGCCACGTTGTCGCCTGGCATCCAAAAGTAAGACAGCGCCGCCCACACGTCGGAATCGTCGGCCGGTGGAAACAGCAAAACGAACGCCGACAGATCGCGCACCACGCCGAGATCTAGCCCGCCGTAGCAGCGCCGCCCGTCGAGCGCCAGTTGTACCGCGTCGCAACTATTCCACCGCGCCATGTCGATCGCGCGCTCGGCTTGCTGTGTCCATTCGTCGAGGTGTTTGCATCGGAAGTTATTCTGGCTTGCTGGCATGGCTTGCGCTCGCGCGGCTTTGAGCCGCAGCCGCTCGACGTCGATCGTGATCCCCAGATTCGGGTTCCCCTTCGGCCAGACCCGCTCGTCTCGCCAATCGTCGCCCTTGTCCATTTCGGCCACGAACGCAAAGAATTCATCGTCGGGGATTATCTCTTCGAGCACCTGCACCGAATGATCGCGCAGATCCTTGCCGATGCAGATCCGCAACACGCCGGCCGTGGTGATATTGAACAGCAGCGGATCGGTGCGCGCTTCGGTCGATGTTTCGATCACGTCGTACAGCTCGCGCGTCTTGTGCGCATGCACTTCGTCGATAATGCAGCCGTGCGTGTTCAGCCCGTCCAGCGAATCAGAATCGGCCGGCAGCGGTTCGAGCTTCGAAAACGTCGCTTCGTCGGCGATGTTATTGACGCCGACGTCTAGCCCCAGCTCGGCCGCCAGTCCGCTCGACGCCGCCATGCGTTTGGCTTCGGTGAAGCAGAGCCGCGCTTGCTCCAGCTTGGTGGCGGCGGTGTAGACTTCGGCGCCTGGCTCATTGTCGGCAATGAACAGATACAGCGCCACGCCGGCGCCTAGCGTGGTTTTGCCGTTTTTCCTGGCGACCTGCACATAGGCGATTCGGAATCGGCGCCGGCGGCTGGCGCGCCACTTCCAGCCGAACACGCACGCCACGATAAACACTTGCCAGCCGGCCAGCTCGAACACCGTGCCGGCCCATTCTTTCCCCTTCGAGTGTTTCAGGTAGGTGAAGAAATCGAGAGCCCGCTGCGCGGCTTTCCTATCGAAGAATAGATCCGGCCGGCCGAGATCTCGAACGTGACGCGCGACCGCACGGCGCACCAGCTCGCCGGTGATGATCTTGCCGGCTTGAACATCGCGCACGTATTTCGTGAACCGTTTCATTCGTCCATAGGCAGGCTAGATATTCTGGGTTACTCATTTACGGTGATAGCCACGGCGGCCGAGTGGGCTCTGGCGGATAGTCCGCCGGCCCCAGCGGTGGATCGTCGGACGCCGGCGCGAACTTGCTCAGCTGCGTGCGCAGCCGGAAAAAATCCCCGTGCAGCGGATACATGGCGTGGAATCGCCGCGCATAGAACGCCACGAAATTGTTATTTATCTTGAACGCCTGGCCGCCGCCGCCGCCGTCAGTTTCCCACCGGACGCGTTCTAGCACCGCTTGCGCGCCGTAGTGTTTTTTTCCCAGGTTGATTCGGTCAAACGTAAAATGCACGAACAGCCGCCAGACTTCCGGATGCTCGTCGTGGAAACGTTGCGCTTCGGCTCTCATCTGCTCGCATCGATTCATCATGTCCGCCCCAGGAATCCGCCGATCCCGTCTCGCGTGGTATCCCCACCGGCCGCCTGAGCAGCGCGCAGCCGCGCCACTGGCGACAGCCCCAACTCGGCGGCCAGGCTTTGGATACGGCGCCTAAGCTCGTTTTGCTGTGCCACTAGTGGGTGTGTCTTGATCTGCATACCGGACCGCTGCCGCACCGTGGTGCCGTCACGGCGCTCGACTTCGGTGACGTTCTCGGCAGTGTAGACGCGCCCGGTTTCGCGCAGCCGATAGACGATCGACTCGTAGTCGGCCACCGCGTCGCAGTAGAGCGCCAGCACCGACTGATCGCCGCGCGTCAAGACTTGAATATCCTCGAACAGCCAGACCGTGGCCGAGTGCCACAGCTCGGTGGCTCGCGTGCTGAGCCACTTCGGGCATTCGGGCATCCCGGCAACACCGGCGCTTTTCTGGTCCGAACGTGCGCGCCGGCCCCGACTACCTTTCAATTCGTAGACATTTTGTGGAATTGGTTTGCGACCTTTCATCGTGGATATTCCCCCCCCTCGAACCCCGCGTACGGATCGCAGATGTGGCTTCGAGCGCGTGACTGGTCCGTAAGCCGCACGCCCGGCAGAAAATCATTAAGCACGCGGCCGTTAGCAGCGATACGCCAGACCGGCATATAATCCTCTGACGTTTCGAGATTCGGAACCGCCAGCCAGACACCATCGCACCAGCCGATGATAACAACGGACCAGACCGGATAAGTCTTATCCCAATTGCTTACCGGACCGTGCGCCGTCCAGACTTGCCCCACCTTCAACATTTTACCGGCGCCTCGCCCGGTGCCGACTCGGCCAGAATCTCTTCGATATCATCGACCGACTTTCCATCGACGTATGCCTGGCGAGCGCGCCAGATGATCGCGGCCAGCCGGTGGCGCTCGTCGTGTTCCCGGCAGAAGTGATCAGCTAACACTCTGATCGTCTCGGCATCGCTATCAAGCAGCGCGGCGGCCAGCGTGTCTTCGCCTTTGCTTTCCATTTTTCAGTTTTCCGTTTTCAATTTCGCGCAAAAATGTTGCAAGTTCTCGCCCGTTCAGGCTG